GGTTTAATGTCTCACGGCCTTTGTGCGAGCGGGTGCGCAAACGTGTTTGCGCATGGTTTGGGCGCAAGCGTTGCGTTTTGCGCGGGTTTGTTGCGCTTTGACACTGAATGCGCACATGTGGGTGCGCACCTGAAAAAAGGATTGATTAAACTTTATATGGCTACTCAGGGAGTAGCCAAGCGAACTGCGCAGTTGCATGCTAAAAATCGACATCCAGATTTTGTCGCATTTGAAGCGACGATGGCAATAAAAGGAGCGGAAAGTGCAAATCCCGATGAAGTTCAAAAAAGTGCTTTGGTCGCTGTAATGAGCAGGCAAACGCCCCCCGGAGATCGGCTGGTGCATGTGGCTCCGCCAGCCATGGAGAAGCCGCAGGACCAGTGGACGCCCGAAGAGTATGCCGAGTGCCAGTGCTGGGCGGGCATGGTGGCTGCCAATGCGCAGCGGCAGGTCGCCTTGGATCGTGGCGATCCCATGGCGGCCATCGGCTTTGTGAAAATCGCCGCCGACTCCCTCAAAAGCTACCACCTCGCCCGCCAGCGTCGCGTCCAGGCCGAGCTGGAAAGCGGACGCCTCCAGCCCATGTCCGCCTGGCAGGACGCCAAAGCCGCGCTCATGAAATTCGTCTCGCTCTTCGCGTCCTTCGAAGGCCGCATCGCCCAGCGGGCGAACCCCGACAACCCCCAGCATGCCATGCGAGCCATCAGCCAGTGGCGTGAAGAGGAATTCAACCCCGCCCTCGAAAACGTGCTCGCCGAGCTTGCCCTATGATCCCATGACCGAAAAACACGCCAGCCTCAAACTCTGGAAATCCGCCCCCCTCGCGGAGATCAACCATCCGCATCCCAAAAATCCCCGCGTCATTCCAGACGCCGACAGCGAGGAAGTCCGCACCCTGGATGCCAGCCTGGAGCACGACTACTTTGATCCGCTCATCTGGAACAAACGAAACCGCATGTGGGTCTCCGGTCACGTTCGCGCCTGGCGCATGACCGCCCTCGGCTTCACCCATGCCGATGTCGTCGTCGTCGATTACGATGAGGAGACGCACCTCGCCCGCATGCTGGCAGCCAATGCCCACTCCGGCAAAAACGACGAAGACAAGCTCGATGCCCTGCTTGCCAGCCTTCGCGAGGCTTCCGTCGATCCCGTTCTCGCGCTACTGTCCGCCCTGCCACCCGCACCGCCACCACCCGCAGGCGATGCCGACGTCGAGCCCGACCTCGACCGCGCCGCCGAGCTGAATAAAATCTGGCTGGTGGAACCCGGCGAGGTCTGGCAGATCGGCCCGCACCGCCTCATGTGTGGCAGTTCACGCGGCGACGATGTTGATCATCTGATTGATCGACAAATCAACGTTGCATTCACGTCGCCGCCCTATGCCAGCCAGCGTAAATACGACGAAGCAAGTGGATTTAAACCAGTGCCGCCTGATGAATACGTCGAATGGTTCGCGCCAGTCTCGGCATCGGTGAAAAAACACATTGCCGAAGACGGTTCATTTTTCGTCAACATCAAGCCGTGCGCCGATGGACTTGATACTCATCTCTACGTTTTCGATCTCGTCATAGCCCACGTTCGAGCATGGGGATGGCACTTCGCGACTGAGTTTTGTTGGGAAAGAACAGGCGTTCCTAAATCCGTCACCCGCAGGTTCAAAAACCAATTCGAGCCAGTCTATCAATTTGCGATCGGGGATTGGAAAATGCGACCAGAAAGGGTAAAACATGCGTCGAATGACGTGCCGATGTCTCTTGGAAAGGGATCTGGAAACACGGCATGGAGTGGACGGCAAGGGAATGGTGGTGTGATCGCCAGCAATCGCCGCCCACGGCGTGAAGGGAAGTCGTCAACCAAATCGCTTTCCGAAATGCAAGGCACAGGTTCAGATGTCGGAGACATTGTTGTGAATGGTATGGCGTTTCCGGGAAACCGGCTGCCAAATTTCAATGGCACGCATGAAGCAACTGGCCACACAGCCGCATTTCCCGTCGGACTGCCATCGTTCTTCATCGCTGCCTATTCAGATCAAAATGACGCCATCTACGACCCCTTCCTCGGCTCCGGCACCACCATGGTCGCCGCCCAAAACCTCCACCGCATCTGCTACGGCATGGAGATCAGCCCCGACTACTGCGCCGTCATCCTCGACCGCATGCACCGCGCCTTCCCCGATCTCGAAATCAAGCGCGTCGCATGACCGCCCCGCCGCCAGACCTCACCGCCGCCGCCAGTGCGCTCAATCGTCGGCGACTCGCCGCGTTGCTCGACAAATACGGTCGCGGCAGCGCCAGCAAAGCCGAGATCGACGAACTCTACGCCGACGCGCAGATCGCCGCCCTGCTGCCGCCCCGCGCCGCCGCTGTCACGCCCGAGGCCGCGCCCACGGCACCCGCCCCGCAGATCATCTACACGCCCTCGCGGGTGCCCTACACCCCGCAGCAACGCCGCGCCGCGCTGGTGCAATGCGAAGTCCTCGGCATGTTCCGCACCCAGCGACGAAAAGCCGTCGTGCCCTGGCTGGAGGAAAACATCATCCTGCCGCGGAAGATGGCACCGAATTCCGCCGGGCCGTTCCGCACGGCTTCGCGCCCGTTTCAGCGGCCCATCTTGGAATGCTTCAATCCCGAAGCCGGCATCAATGAATGCGGCGTCTCCGCCGGGGTGCAGATCGCAAAAACGACCATGCTCACACTCGGGGCCGCGTATCGCCTGGTGAACGCCCCCATGCCCATCCTCATGATCGGCAGCTCACGCGACTGGACCAAGACCGAGCTCAGCGAAAAACGCATGCAGGTGCTCATCGATGAAAACCCCATCCTCGCCGCCTGCAAGCCTGCCAACTCCGACCGCTACCGCTCCATGTCCATGGACCTCACCGGCGGCATGGTCAATTTCGTCGGTGGCAACTCCCCCGGCGCCCTCTCCGGCGGCTCCTACGGCATCACCCTTTGCGACGAAGCCTCGAAGCTCATTCAAAGCGAAAGCGAGCAAGCCCCCGAGGCACACCCCTTCCACCTCATCGCCAAACGCACCGACGGCTTCGGCGCTCTGGAGTTTCACTACTACTCCAGCACGCCGAATAGCCCCACGCACCCCTTCTGGCGCTACATCCTCGCCGGAGACCAGACGCATTTCTACGTCGAATGCCCGCACTGCCACGGCTGGTTTTATCTCGACTTCATCGGCCGCCCCGAAGATGTCGAAGACTACAACACCCACCTCGGCCTCACCCTCCCCAGCGATTACAAATCCCTCACCTGGGACAAAGACGCCCGCGAAGCCTCCGGGCAATGGGACGAAACCCGCGTCCGCGAATCCGTGCGCTACATCTGCCCGCACAACGGCTGCGAGATCACCGAGATTCACAAGCAAGCCATGGTCGAAGGCTGCGCCGAAAAACGCCACAACACCCTCGCCGCCAAAAACCGCCGCACCTTCATCTTGCCCTCGTTTTACTCACCCACCAAGAGCTTCGGCACCATGGCCTGGGACTTCCTCGATTCACTCAAGGACATGTTCGGGCTGCAAGACTACCACAACAGCCGACTCGCCCGCCCGTGGACCGAATACAACGTGAACCTCAGAATGGACGATGTCGTCAAAGCCATCGCCGACGGCAAAAACGGCCGCCCCTTGTATCGACGCGGCACCTTGCCATTCAAGCCCCTCCGTCTTCTCCTCAATGCCGATCCCGGCGAAGCCACCACGCACTGGGAACTCACCGCCCTCGCCCACGATGGCGGCGTTTGGGTCTGCGACTGGGGCACCGTCGTCTCCTCCAAAGACCTCCTCGCCACCGACTTCCTCCGCGCCCGTCACATCATCGTCGAAGGCACCGGCGAAAAAATCTACCCCGTCCGCGGCTACCTCGACACCGGTTGGCAGCAGGACGATCAGCTCGACGTGTGTGCCGCCTCCAAAGGCTTCTTCATCCCCGTCAAAGGCTCCGACGCAAAGCATGGTCAACTCCACGAAACCCGCGTCGCCACCCGTCCAAGCATGTCCCTGCTCGTCTTCAACGACCGCGAGGTCAAAAACATGCTCTACGCCAACCGCATGATGAAGCGCATCGACGGTGCCTTCCACCTCCCCACCGATGCCGATCCCGAAGTCAAGCTCGGCCACACCGGCCAAAAACGCGACGCCGACGGCGAATGGCAACGCGTCCCCCACGACCACTTCGGCGACTGCTCCAAATACACCTGCATTGACTACCAGCTCCTCCGTGCTGGCGGCATACTTTAATGTTTGAGATCAGCCACGGGAGTCAATGCCCGTGGCTGAAATGCGAGAGAATAGCCGTCGCCCGTTGGACTGCATCTCATTGTTCTGGGACGTTTGGAGCCTCGATTTTGCGCCAGTCGAAGACCTTCAAATAAAATAAATTAGATTCCGTGTTGCATAATCTAATATCGGGCCGATACTCATTTGTCAGCATCACATGACGCAACATCAAACCGGAAACCACATTATGACCATCAACGAACATATCGCCGCTCAAAAAGTAACGTTTCGCGCCTTGAGCAAAAGCCGCCAAAACAAACTCTACAAAGACGCGTGCAATTTTATTCAAAATAACCCAGGCTGCGCAGATCACTCCACTTTTTGGCGCGGACTTTCGGCTCGCCAAGTCATCGCCGCCGCTTGCTCAAAATAAACACTACAAAAAGCCCGGCCCCCATCACGGGGCCGGGCCAATCACAACCGGAAAAGATCATGAGCCGCAAAACAGCCAAAAAACAAAAGCCAGTCCCGCGAGGGCGTCAAGGCGGGCGTAAATCCAAATTCGGCACGCCCATGATCTCCAAAAGCTTCCGAATGCGTGAGGATATCTGGGAGATGATCTATGACGGCGCAAAGGCGGAAAGCATCAAGCAAGACCGCAAAGTCAGCCAAGGCGAGTGGATCATGATGCATCTCTATCCGCCGCACATCTGGGCGCTCCTTAATCACGAGCCCCAGAACGATAAGGCTGAGGCACCGAGCCTTAGCGAGGTTGATCCTCCAGCCGCTGGTTAGCTGGCTGGTCTGGAGCCTTGAAAACGCGGCAGCGCACGTTCACTTCTAGTCACTCCGGTCAATCCAGTCACCACGGTCCTCCGGCGGGCTTTGACACCCATGCCACGGCATGGCCGCAGTCACCATCGCCGACCTCACTTCGGACTTCCGTTTTCACGCCCGCATTTTGTATGTGGGCGATCCGAGCGCACAGCGGCAATGGCTGACGGAGCAATACCTCCTCCTGGCCGAGGATCGCAGCGGCGCCGAGATCACGGCGCAGGCTTTTGAAGGCTCCTCGCACTCGGCGCAGTTTCGCGACTCTTCGCCGGAACAGCGGCGGCAGGCCGTGCAGGCCGCGATTGAAGACCTCGAGGCCGAGATTGCCGGTCAAGTCGCGAAGTCGCTCTCCCGTCCGTTCGGCTTCCGCTTCCGGCCTGGCTACGAGCCTGCCACCCTACTCGGCTGATCTCTGACATCTCACGTCTCACCTCTTACTTTCGCCTCCCCGATGTCACGTCGCAAAACACTCAAGCCCACCGCACCCGCGCCCATCACCAACGCCGCGACCACGACCACCACCTCCGGTGGCAGCTATCGCTCCACGCCGCATTACACCGCCTGGAACTCGAAAAGCGTCGAGCGCATGCAGCGGTCGAAGGACATCGTGCAAATCTCCCGCTTTTTGCAAAGCGAGGAAGGCATCCCGCAGGTGCGTTACGGCATCCAGCAGCTCCCGCGTGAGGCCGTCGGCAAAGGCATCGGCTGCAAGTCGATCTCTCAAGATGCCGAATTCCGCCGCGAGGCTACCGCGCTCTTCAAAAAATGGGCCGATTCCCCCGCCATCGACATCCGCAAGGAGCACAATCTTTTTGCGATCCAGCCGATGCTGCTCTCCGCCATGCTGGGCGATGGTGAACTCTTCATCCTGCCCGTCTATGAGCCGACCGGCGCTTCGTGGTCACTCAATGATCGCAGCAAGCGAGCCTTTCAAATTCAACTCGTGAGCCGTGACCAGCTCACCAATGGCGACGTGCAAAGCGTCGCTGCCCGCAAGCTCCGCTGGTTTGACGGCCTCCAATACAACGGTCTCGACCAGCTCCAGCTCCTGCGCCTGAATCAAGACCCCGACGCGAGTGGTTACCTGCTCTCCAAAACATTCACTGACATCCCAGCGGTCAATGCCATGGGACACCGCAACATCTTCCACCTTAAAGACCCGACGCGCATCCACCAGTATCACGGTGATCCCGTGATCTTCGCGAGTGGTCGCGACCTGCTCGATTCGCTTGATCTCAAAGCCCTGCGCAAGCATTCGGCCAAGGTCCGCGCCTCGCTCCTCGGTGCCACCACCACCCGCGATGGCAAGATGCTCAATGCCATGCAACAAATCGCACTCGCCGAGCAAGGTGGCAATCCCACCGCCGACACGGGCCGCCGCTTTGTCGAGGTCGCCGAAGGCGCAGTGTTCCTGCCGATGTCGGACAACGAGAGCTTCAACTTTTTCAACAACCCGCAGGAAGGCATCCCTTTCCGCGAAATTCTCGCCGATCTCCTCCACCCCTTCATGTTTGAGCTGAAGTATCCGCCCGAGTGGATCTTCACCCGTGGCAAAGTCGGTGGCGTTGAGTATCGCGGACTGCTCCAGCAGGTCGCCCGCGCTCACGAAGGCCTTCGCGCCCGCTTGTATCCCTTCCTGGAATGGCTGTGGGAAAAAGTCATTGGCACCGCCATGATGCCCGGTGGCCCACTGTTCCAGTATGCGAACATCGCCGACTGGAATCAGATCGACTTTGTCACCGATCCTGATCCCACGGTCGATGCCGGACGCGACAAACGCGCCGACCTCGAAAGCCTCGGCGAAAACCTCATCACGCCCGACGACCTCATCGAGCGCAGCACCGGCCAAGATGGCGAAGCTGTGCGCCATGCCGCCATCGACCAAAAGCTCGACAGCATCCGCTACGCCATCAGTCGCGCCAAAAACCTGCCCCTCGACCAGGTCGAAATCCCCGCCAGCGTCGCCCTGGCCATCGGCATGGGTCTGAAAACATTGCAGCCCGCTTCCGGCATCCTCACGGCCCTCAATCCCGCCACCCTCGCCGCCGACATTGC